TAAATGCTCCAGGTGGATGTTTATTTATTAGAGGTATACAAGTTTATGATTCGACTTCAGACATAACAGGAGCTAACAGATTCTTAGAAAAGAAAGATGTTACATATTTACAAGAATATGTGCCGTCAACAGAGACAGCAAAAAGAGGGCAACCTAAATATTATGCTATGTTTGGCGGAGCTACTGGAGATGGAGATACTAACTCAGGCAGAATAATGTTTTCTCCTGTCCCTGATACCACATACAAATTTAGGGTGCATTTTAATAAGATGCCAGCCACTTTAGCGTCAGATAATACTACTAATTATATCAGTCTAAATTTCCCAAATGGCCTATTATATTGCTGTTTAGCAGAGACATATGCTTTTTTAAAAGGCCCACAAGATATGTTGACATTGTATGAACAAAAGTATAAACAAGAAGTAGATAAATTTGGTGTAGAGCAAATCGGCAGAAGAAGACGAGATGACTACACGGATGGTGCTGTTAGAATAACAATACCATCAACAAACCCTTAAGGAGTTTTATTATGGCAATAACATCGGCAGTATGCACAAGTTTTAAAGTAGAGCTTTTAAAAGGAGTTCACAATTTTACGGCAACAACAGGTAATACTTTTAAGATTGCCTTATACACTAGCTCTGCAACTTTAGGAGCCAGCACGACAGCTTACACAACATCAAACGAAATTACTAACACTTCTGGAACAGCTTACACAGCTGCAGGAGCAACGTTAACAAGCGTAACTCCAGTTGCATCAAGCACAACTGCGGTTTGTGATTTTGCA